TTGCCATAGTACAAATGCCATGTCTTTAGACTTATTTACCATCTCGTATGATTGTCTGTCATCCGGATCATCTAGGTTAAATTCAATTATTGCTTTCATAGGTTAAATTTATCTATAATGGTTCGTAAATAATCTTCAGCAGAATTAATCATAAATGGTAACTTAATTTGAAATTCCATGTCAGGCATAACTTTGTAAACTGCTAATCTAAGTCTTTGCTCAATCATTAGCGGACAATAGCTTACAAATATTCCTTCCATATCCATCACATTCATTTCTTTATCTTTAGCAACACAAGCCATGTTCATTTGAAGTTGATACCAATAATCCTTATTCATTGACTCAATATCACCATCACAAAGTAAATATTCAATATGCGTTCTAGGATTCGGACATTTAATCTCAAACACTTTGTTTTTATCAACTGCATCCGGACTTCCACCACTAAAATCTGAGTAACTAAAAAACTTAGGGTTTTCAGTTCCGTAATACTCAATGTTTGGATAAGTGTCTTTAAGCATTTCTATTGCGTACGGTTCTTGGTCTAATCCCCATTGCATTTCAGGTGTTGTGTAAGTGTTTCGGATAGTTCCGGTAAGTAATTCAGCGGCCTTATCAAAGATGTAACTTTTTGCAGTTTCTGATAGTTCGCCCGATTCCTTTGCCATCTTAGTCTTTGGTGCTGTGAATAGTTTTCCGATTTGAGAACTAGTGAAACTACCAGCTCTCTTTTGCATCCACTTGCCTTCGGGATATATATATGGTTCAATCATTTGTTTTGTTTTTAAGTTTATCAATTCGTGCTGTCGCATTTTGCGTTACCTCTTCAATCTTAATAGATACATCCTGCCCGGCATCAACGTAATCTACTTCCATTGTATCAACATCTTTAATAACAGCTTGGTCAGCTATAACTGCTTTCTGCATTTCAATACTCATAGGTGCGTATTTGCTTAAAAGTAACTTAAGGCAGGTCTTCTGAGCCATGGCATTAAAGTCATTTTTCCAAACTCCATTACCGAATGTTTTAGAATACTTTTTTCCATGCGCTGTTATTTCATCAACGGTCATGTAAAGTGATTTTTCAAAGCCATTTATCAAACTAAAGTAAGAACAATATCCAATTACCTTATCTGATGCTTTTACATTGAAATCAAATTTATATCCAGTTAAAGGATTATTTTCAATTAGCTGACCTTCATATACAGGTGAAACTGATATTGTTTTAAATTGTCCGCTTCTTAAACAAAGTTGAATTAATCCACGATATGAAACTTGAAACTGCGCCTGTTGACCGTAAGGTATGATGTACGCAAATCCTAAATTCGGATTGATTGGTAGGTCAAGTGCTGCCGCCATCATAGCAGCCGAGTAAATGCTCTCAGGTGATGCATTCTTTAGATAGCTGTTGTTATTGACTATCGAAAGTAACGAAGTCATAAACTGATTTGTTCTCGTTCCAAGTAATTCATTAAACTTGGATTTTACATCTTCACGCTGGAAGAATTGTTTGGTTGTTAGTTGTGTTGTTGACATTTTGTGTTGTTTTAATCGTTTTTGTGATTTTGTTGATATTCTGTTTCGCACTCATTACAAAAGAACTCGTTGATGTTTGTGTCTATAACTCCATGTGCAGGATGTACATAATGCTTACATGTTTGGCATTGTACATAGGTAGTTTCGGTTGGATATTCTAAATGCTCTTCAATGTCATCACCACTTGGATCATATTGACCGAAATAATTAAATAGCATGCTGTTTGAGTAAAATTCCATTAGTTATATTTTATAGAGTTTTTCATAATTCTAACTGCTATTTTAAAATCTCTTGTGCGATTGAGTTTTAATCCCCATTCAGCAGCAATTAAATTAAGTATATTTATATTGTCGCTTAACTTTGTTTTACCTTCTTGAAAGTAAACTAATTCAGGTGTTTTTTTCATAGTGTTGTTTTAAAATGTAAATGATTTGTTTTGTTTGACTTCTGACATTATTTTTAGCATCCGCTTTCAATTTGGCGAATATAGTTTCGGGAATGTCTGATACCCTCACCTCGTTGCGTTTGGTTTGTTTTTTCATTGATTAGTTGTTTTAGTTGATAGATTTCTTCTTCGTACATTTCCGCACGTTCTTTGTCAAATGGTTCAATTAAAGATTTGCGAATCATTAACTCATTTATTGCTGAGTTAAAGATTGTAATACTTTTTGTGTTATACATAGTGTGTTATTTGTTAATGTGCGTTACCGAGTCGCACCCCTCGTTTTATTATTAATCCCAAACATTAAATTTTGGTGAAAAAAATCCTTCAATTATATCGCATCCTAAATAAACTAAATTACTACCCCACCATTCAATTTTTAATTTAGCATATTCATTTGCTTCCTCTTCTGATTTAAAGCACCATGTACTATTTATATTTAAACCTTTTTGTTTTGCAAATTCAAAACTTAAATCTTTTTTTGTTGCTGTTTTCATATTGTTTGTTTTAATTATACGCAAATATACACAGATTTACACATATAGCAATAAGTAAAAACACCTATTTTAATACTATTTAATGTAACTTATTGATAATCAGTAGGAATAAAATTACGCGATTATTCTTATATTATATTCCTTGACAATGGCCTCTGAAATATCCTTATCGTTTTTAAATATCTTAGCCAGTTCGTTTAGGTTGGTGTTATCCATTGCCTTAATCTCTTGCAGTATGAACTTTCTATCATAAGTCTGCGCTTGTGGTTTCCATTTTTCTTTTGTTAGTTTCATTGTGTTGTTGTTATTTAAAATTTAAATTTTTAATTATTTTATAAAGTACATTGACAACTATTGAATTACCTGCTTGTTTATATGCTTGTGAGTCACTAACTGGCCAAGTGAATGTATTCGGAAAGTCCATTAATCTGAAACATTCACGAGGTGTAAGTCTGCGTATTTTGTAGTCTTTTACAACGCTTGGAGTATTGCCTCCTCCCATTCCCATCGCAGATGTCATACACGGACTAATCCCTTCCGAATCATAAACCATACGTTCATTGTTTTTACCTTTACCCCAATGAAATAAAGGCATAATCACCCCCTGATTACAAGCTGTATCTAAAGTTTGAGCAACTCCTTTACCCACTCTTCCTCTTCTTGTTTCAGATGATGGTACGCTAAAATTAATACTATCTCCATCTTTTGCTTCCTCATATCCTTTTGATGTGGCTGATTTGATTTTCAAATAATTGTTTGCATTGCCAAATTTTCCACAATGTGATGTTATGCAACTTGATTCTATTTCAGTATTTTCAATAGGTTTAAATTCATTAAATTTTTGATGATTTAATAGTACGTTTATTGTATTTTCACTCAAAAAATACTTATCATCAACATCATTTTCAAGTACATCTTTCAATCTTTTGGTTAAATGTTCTTCAACTGGAAATCTAAAATTGTTGTCTTTATCATCACGAATGCCTATTAAAAAAACTCTTTCCCTATTTTGTGGAACTCCATAATGTTTGGCATTCAATACCTGCCAATATAAATGATATGGTACTGAATCTTCGTAAGGAAATAAAACTGCATTTCCATTGATTGACTTACCACCAAGTAAGTTCACCCACTCGCTAAATGTCTTACCACCATCATCAGAAAGTAATCCTTTTACATTCTCAAATATAAAATATCTTGGTTTGTTAACTTGGATAAACTCAAGTGAATTAAAAAACAAAATACCACGCTTATCATCTTTGCCTAATCTTTTACCTGCTAAACTAAATGCTTGGCAAGGTGGAGATGTCATATAAATATCTAATGATTCATTAGGTATTGCTCTATCATATACATTTGTTGGATAATACTTAGGTTCTCCATAATTATGTATAAAAGTTTGCCTTGCGTACTTATCCATATCACAAGCAAAAACTTCTTCGTAATCAATACCTAATCTTATTAGTGCTTGATTGAAAGCACCTACACCTGAGAAATCACTTCCTACTTTAATCATATTGCAAACATTTTGTTATACCATTCATAAAACGAATGAAAGTCTTTGGCGATGTAATATATCCCTCCGGCTTTTTCAACTTCTTTTTGATATGCCTTTTGCCAAATAGATTGTGAATCAGTTCCAATCTTTACTTCAATCTTAACTGCTCTGCCTTTAACAATAGCGTGGATATCTGATGTACCTCTTGTCATATTTGATTTTACCCATCTGCCTTTTACTTGCCTAGATATATTATTTACTCGTTCAGCTTGACATTTTCTACTTTGTAAAAACTCTATTATATCTGATGTTAGTTTATTTGCTGTCATTGATTGTTTTTTTTATCTCTAAATTAATATTGTGATAAATATCAGTTATATTATTTAAATATTCCTCATCAATTAAATTTGCTTTTTCTAATGATTCTAAAAGTTTAAATCCTTGTTTTTGCCAAATTATAAAATCCTGTTTTGGCTTTTGATTAAATTTATTAGTAAGAGCAGTGGATTGCTCCACTGTACTCTTAAATAATGCCATTAATATATGAGTTTCTGCTTTCATTAAAATAATGTTATTTGATTTTTAGTTTCAACTAATGATTTTAAATTTTTCTT